CCCCTGTGGCCTGAGTTCTGGAGCCAAACAGAGCTAGAGGCTCTGCGTAGCGAACTGCCCTCTCCCAAATGGAATGCGCAGTATCAGCAGAATCCAACCGCCGAAGAAGGCGCACTAATCAAGCGCGAGTGGTGGAAAAGATGGGAGCAAGACCGCCCCCCGTACTGTGAATTTATAATTCAGTCATGGGACACGGCGTTTTTGAAAACCCAACGAGCCGACTATTCAGCTTGCACAACGTGGGGCGTGTTTTATCACCCCGACGACGACGGCGTTACACAGCCGAATATCATCCTGTTGGATGCCTACAAGGAACGTCTTGAGTTCCCAGAGCTGAAAAAAACAGCCTTTGAAATGTGGAACGAGATGCAACCCGATGCCTTCATTGTTGAAGGAAAAGCGGCTGGAATGCCGCTCATATTTGAGCTACGCGCTATGGGTATCCCGGTATCGGAATACACGCCATCGCGTGGAAACGACAAGATAGCCCGCGTAAATGCTGTAGCTGACTTGTTTGCATCTGGCGTGGTATGGGCGCCGGAAACAAGATTTGCCGAGGAGGTCATTGAGGAGTTCGCCGCGTTCCCCGCTGGGGAGCATGACGACCTTGTTGACTCATCGACGCAGGCTCTTCTCCGTTACCGTCAGGGTGGCTTTGTCGCACTCCGAACGGATGAAGAGGACGACTTCGACCCCTACTCAAGGGTCGCTAACTACTACTGAGGAGCTTATGGCTTTTCTGCAAAGCAACATCCCGCACTTCAAATGCTGGGTAAGGCGTGAGTACACGCACAATCACAGCAAATATCACGGAGAGTTTTTGCATGCGATGGCAATCGCTGTGACAACTATGCCGTGTAGGTGCTTGAGTTTTCAGATAATTTTTACTGGCGCCGAGACCTACGACACCGACGAGCCAAATGTTCACGGTGGCGCAATGTGGGCCAGAATGCCGATTACCGCACTGGTAGGCGACACCCCTTTTAAGGAGTGGCCCGAGCCAATGCCGGTCTATGCGGCACAGCCTTGGGACTGTTCGTCCAGAGAGCACAGTGTCTATGTGCTGGACAGAGCAACCCCATGCCCTTGGATTGCCAAGATAGACGGCAATTTTTATCCAGCGAAGTACATGTTCACGGTGGATTACACCGACAGCGAGATTGCAGATGACCCCGCTCAACACAAGCAGAGTCATGTGATGGAGCTGTTAGATGCAGGCCCGTGGACAGGAAACATAGTGGCCTTGCCAAACAACCGCGTCAGGGTGACACACCCAGCGTGGTTCGCAACAGGCGAGGGCGCACCAGATTTTAGGCCGTCCCAGCACATACACTATTCCAAGTCGGATTTGGACTACACGCTGGACGTAAACCGAGTATTCGACAACTTATATTCAGGTGGCAATTATGAAGAAGCCCATGACGCGGACTAGAAGGATGTACAACAAGGGCGGCGCTGTAGGTGGTGTTAAGCCGCCAGAGAGAATGAGTGCTGGCCGCAAGGTCAAGATGTCTAAAAAGTCTGACGACGAAATTACTCAGTCTATGACCTACGGCTCAGGCGGCAAGTTAAAAATGGTTAAAAACAAGCAGGGCGAGGAAGTGCCATTTTTCCTAGCAGACGAAGAAGGCAAGTCTATGGGCGGAACAATTCCCGGACCCAAGGGCTACTTCAAGGGTGGCAAAGTCCTCTAAATGGCTATTGACCGGCTTGCCCAGCCCTTTGACGCACAGGGCGTAGAGGGCGAAGAACTAGAGATTGTGATCGAAAACCCCGAGTCTGTCAGCGTGATGGACGAGGACGGCGGCATGGTCATTGATTTTGACCCTAACGCCTCTGAGCTGATGGGGGTCCGTCACGACTCCAATCTGGCTGAGTTTATGAGTGATGGCGATCTCGACGCTCTGGCAAGCGAGTTGGTGGCTCAATTTGAGTCGGATCGTAACAGCCGAGCGGATTGGGAAGACGCATACATCCGTGGTCTTGACTTGTTAGGGCTAAAGTTTGAGGACCGATCAACCCCGTGGGAGGGCGCTTGCGGTGTGTTCCACCCGATGCTGTCCGAGGCGGTTATCCGGTTCCAAGCCCAAACCATACAGGAGATTTATCCTGCCAGTGGGCCGGTCAAGACCTCTATCGTCGGCAAGCTAACCGACGACAAGGTCAAGCAGGCGCACAGAGTTGAGAACTACCTCAACTACCTGATTACACAGCGCATGACTGAGTATCGGACGGAAACGGAAAAACTTTTGTTTTCCTTGCCGATTGCCGGTTCTGCGTTCCGTAAGGTGTATTTTGACCCGAACATGGACCGCCCTTGCGCGATGTTTGTTCCGGCAGAAGATTTTGTTGTGAGCTATGGCGCGTCAGATTTGTCGACGTGCGAGCGTGCCACTCACGTTATGAAGAAAACTTCCAACGAAATCAGGAAGTTACAGGTTGCTGGGTTTTATAGTGATGTTGAATTACCCCCTCCTGCTCCAGATATTTCAGAAATACAGCAGAAGTACAACCGGCTGACAGGCGACTCGGAAAACTACGAGTTTGACAATCGGCACACCCTGCTGGAAATGCACGTTGATATTGACCTGATCGGCTTTGAAGACACTGACCGCGGCATGCCCACAGGGATTGCTTTGCCGTATGTCGTTACTATTGACAAGTCATCTAGAAACATACTGGCCATTCGACGCAACTGGTATCAGGACGATCCCAAGAAGATGAAGCGGGATCACTACGTTCACTACCAGTATTTGCCCGGACTTGGCTTCTATGGCTTTGGTCTGGTACATATGATCGGCGGGCTGTCGAAATCAGCCACATCACTGCTGAGGCAGTTGGTAGACGCCGGAACACTTGCCAACCTACCGGGGGGATTGAAATCTCGGGGACTCAGGATCAAGGGCGATGACACTCCCATCATGCCCGGAGAGTTCCGAGACGTAGACGTTCCGGGTGGTGCAATCCGCGACAACATCTCGTTCCTACCCTACAAGGAACCCAGCAACGTCCTATACCAGTTGCTTGGGGATATCGTGCAGGAAGGCCGAAGATTCGCATCAGCGGCGGATGTAAAAGCCTCGGATATCAATGGCGAAGCGCCGGTTGGCACCACGCTTGCTGTACTTGAGCGAGAGATGAAGGTGATGAGTGCGGTTCAAGCCCGTGTCCACGCCGCCGTCTCCGGTGAGCTAAAAATCCTGTCAGAGATCGTCAAGGACTACGGACCCGGAACATACCCGTATGACCTTGAAGATGGTCAGGTTATGGTCGAGGACTTTGATGATCGGGTAGACATTATCCCGGTTAGCGACCCTAACGCGGGCACAATGGCCCAGCGAATCATGCAGTATCAGGCGGCACTACAGCTCGCCGCGTCAGCGCCTCAGATGTACGACATGCCGCTTCTGCACCGCCAGATGCTGGATGTTCTGGGCATTCAAGACGCGGACAAGATCGTTCCGACAGAGGACGATATCAAGCCGACAGACCCCGTCACTGAGAATATGAACATCTTGAATGGCGACCCCGTCAAGGCGTTTATTTATCAAGACCATGAGGCGCACATTCAGGTGCATATGTCTGCCCTGCAGAATCCTGAAATTCAAAAAATGGTCTCAAAGGCGCCCAACGCCAAGGCCATGCAGGCGGCAATGTCCGCCCATATCGCGGAGCACGTTGCATTCGCTTATCGGGCCAAGATTGAACAGCAACTGGGTGTGGAGCTTCCCGGCCCAGATGAAAAACTTCCGGAGGACATTGAACTCCGCATTTCTAGACTGGTTGCCCCAGCGGCAGAGCAGATTACCGGCAAGGCCCAGATGATGGCTCAAGCCGAGCAAAACGCCAAGCAACAGCAAGACCCTGTTATCCAGATGCAACAGAAAGAGTTGGCCATCAAGGAACAGCAGGCCGCGGCTAAGGCGCAGGCAGATATGGCCAAAATACAAGCCGATCTGCAAAAGTCCCAAGCAAAATCAATGGTTGATCTCCAGAAGATTGAACAGCAAGAGCGCATAGAGAGCGCGAAGGCAATGACCGATCTCCAGAAAATGGAGCAACAGGAGCGCATAGAAAGCGCACGACTCGCCTCCAAGATGGCTACCCAGCAAAGCAAGGATGAGTCGCAAAAAGAAATCGAGGGCTTCAAAGCCGGTTTCAACGTAGTCAGGGACTTAATTGATGACTAAAAAAGCAAGCAACAACATGTTGCAGGCGCTTCAAGCTGAATATCGCGACCACATGAACGAGATCACTGACCACATAGCGGTCGGGGGATGCAAGGACATGGAGGAGTACTCGCGCTGTGTAGGGATCATTCAAGGATTGGCCTACGCCGAACGCGCACTTCTTGATCTGAACGACAGGATAGAGCGCGACTAATTCGCTACGCGGTGTAGCGCATGGTGACGCCAGACGCCTAACTCTGGTGCAGGAAAAGGAATCATGACTGAAGAGCAAAAGACTGCTAGTCAATTACCCGATCCCAAGGGGTACAAACTGCTTATAGCCCTGCCTGAGCCAGATGAGGCGACAGAGGGCGGCATACTCAAGGCAAAACAGACACTGGACCTAGAGGAAATCGGGTCCATTTGCGGTTTTGTGTTGAAGATGGGTGCGGACGCTTACAAAGACGAATCGCGTTTTCCGAATGGCCCATATTGCGATGAAGGCGATTGGATACTGATGCGCTCCTACAGTGGGACGCGCTTCAAAATCCACGGCAAAGAGTTTCGCCTAATTAACGACGACAGCGTCGAGGCAGTTGTAGAAGACCCGAGGGGGATTGAAAAGGTATGAGTGAAGAGCAAATTGAACAGCAAGATCATTCTGCTGAAGACAAGTTTTTTGGCGTCAAAACGGTTATCACCAAAACCCCAACCGAGGTTGGTCCGGTTCCTGACGTAGACGTAGAGGTCATTGATGATCGGCCCCCAGAAGATCGCCGCCCACCGGCCAAGGAGGCAAAGGTTTCTCCGAAGGAGACGGAGTCAGACGACGAACTGGAGGGTTACTCCGAGAAGGTTAAAAAACGTATCAATAAGCTCCGCTATCAACAGCATGAGGAGCGTCGTCAACGCGAAGAGGCGGAGCGCCTCCGCGAGGAGGCTATCCGAGTTGCTCAACAGTATGCGGAGCAAAGCAAGCAGTATCACCAAATCATTCAGGAGGGTGAGCAGTATCTGGTTCATCAGATACGAGAGCGAGCTTCTATGGCTGTCGATAAAGCTAAAAATAGCTATCGGCAGGCTTACGAGGAAGGCAACACAGACAAGATCATTGAGGCGCAAGAGGAATTAATTAACGCGCAGTCAGAATACAAGTCTGCCGACTACCAGCTCAATCAGTTACAGCAACGCCCTCAGCAAGCTCCGGAGCAGTTCCAACCTGCCCCGCAACCACAACCGCAGGCCGCTCCAAAGCCACCCCAGCCAAGTCCAAAGGCTGTCATGTGGGCCGAGCAAAACCAGTGGTTTGGTCAAGAGGAGGATATGACCGCCCTAGCCTACGGAGTGCATAAGCGCTTAGTAGAAAAGGAGGGTTATGACCCTAACTCAAATGAATATTTTGACGAAATTGATCGCGCTGTGCGGTCAAGGTTTCCAGAATACTTCGGTGAAGAAGACAGTGGCTCAGATCGATCGTCTCAGGACGAAAGGTCTTCCTCGACTTCCCGAAGCCCCTCCGTGGTGGTGGCGCCGTCCTCTAGGAATAACGGCGCCAAACCACGCAAAGTGAGGTTGAGCCGCACCCAACTCGCTCTCGCAAAGCGACTAGGGTTAACCGCAGAACAGTATGCCAACCAGCTCATAAAGGAGTCATAAAATGGCAGAACAGCGCAAAAAAAGGGACGCAGAGTCCAGAGAAGTTGAACAACGCCCATCCGATTCGTGGATTCCGGCCTCCGTATTACCAACTCCCGACCCAGAAGATGGGTGGGTATTCCGTTGGATACGCACCAGCACACTAGGCCATGCAGATAACACGAACGTCTCTCAGAAGTTCCGAGAAGGATGGATTCCAGTAAAGTCTGAAGATAAGCCAGAGATGAATGTCATGTCCGATATCAACTCCCGATTTGAAGGGAACATTGAGATCGGCGGCTTGTTACTGTGCAAAGCCCCAGAGGACAAGGTACAGCAACGAGAGGAATACTTTCAGGGTATGGCCGAAAGCCAGATGGAATCTGTGGACAACAACTTCCTCAAGCAAAACGACCCCCGAATGCCCGTTCTGCAACCTGAGCGGTCAACTCGGACTACCTTTGGTCGGAGCTGACTCCGGTAAAACGGAGAGCACCGGCCTTCAACTCTCGTAATGGAGAACAAAGATGGCTACATCAGCTACTCCGATGGGTGCAGAACCCGTAGGCACTCTAAGTGCCTCTGGTTCTTTCACCGGAAAAGTACGCCATATTAAGATTGCCAATGCTTACGCTACGGACATCTTCTATGGCGATTTCGTCAAGCTGGTCGCGACTGGTACGGTAGAAAAGGCGGCAGTAACTACTGCTGTCGTTGCAGGCACTGTTGGCATTTTTGTCGGCTGTTCCTATACCGATCCCGGCACCGGTCAGTTGACCTTTAACCAGTACTTCCCCGCATCAACTGCGGCGGACGACATCATGGCTTATGTCGTTGATGATCCGAAGCTGTTGTTCCAGATGCAGGGTGATGGCTCTATTGCTCAGACTGGTCTGGGTAATAATGTTTCAGCTATCAGCACTGCTGGTTCAACGTCTATCGGCAGGAGCAAGAACGCTCTTGACGCTAGTTCAATTGCAACAACCAACACGCTTCCGCTTCGTATCGTGGATTTTGTGGACGGTCCCAAGAGTTCAGTAGGCGATTCTTTCACCGACTGCGTTGTGACCTATTTGCCGCTTAGTCATGCATACGAGACCAAGCTCGGCGTTTAAGGAGACTTAGGAAATGGCTATTTCACGCGCACAAATGTTGAAAGAACTGCTCCCCGGTCTGAACGCTTTGTTTGGTCTGGAGTATGAGCGGTACGACGACGAGCACACGATGATTTATGACACTGAATCATCTGAGCGGTCGTTTGAAGAAGAAGTGAAGCTGTCCGGCTTTGGTGCCGCACCAGTTAAAGCTGAAGGCGCCGCCATCAGCTATGACTCGGCGCAAGAGTCGTTCACTGCTCGCTATAACCACGAAACCATCGCCCTTGGCTTTTCCATCACGGAAGAAGCTATGGAGGATAACCTGTATGACTCCCTGTCTGCTCGTTACACCAAGGCGCTGGCCCGTGCTATGGCACACACCAAGCAGGTTAAGGCGGCTAACCCCCTTAACAACGGCTTCAACACCTTCCAATCTGGTGACGGCGTAACGCTGTTCAGCACAGCTCACCCGCTGGTAAATGGTGGCACTAACGCCAACCGTCCTACCGTTGCGGCTGATCTGAACGAGACCTCGCTGGAAGATGCTGTGATTAACATCGCCGCATTTACCGACGAGCGTGGTCTGCTGATCGCGGCCCGACCCCGTCGTTTGATCGTTCCACCCGCGCTTCAGTTTGTGGCAACTCGCTTGCTTGAGACTGAAGGTCGAGTTGGCACGGCTGACAACGACATCAACGCCCTTCGCAACAACGGTTCGATTCCGGAAGGCTACTCTGTCAACCACTTCCTGACAGACACCAACGCCTTCTTCCTGATTACCGATGTACCGAACGGCATGAAGCACTTCCAGCGCACAGCTCTGGAAACTTCAATGGACGGCGACTTTGACACCGGCAATGTCCGGTACAAGGCTCGCGAGCGATACAGCTTCGGCGTATCCGATCCTCTGGGAATCTACGGCTCGCCCGGAACTTCCTAAATAACAGGGGGCTTCGGCCCCCTTTTCTTTCCTGACTGACTGTTCCATGTGGAACATCAGACTGACCCAAGACAGGAGATCATCATGGGTACTACTACTTTTTCCGGGCCTATTAAGTCTGGAACCATCAAGGACACTACTGGTTCAACCGTTGGCACTAATGTCAAGAACATCGGCTTTGTTAAGAGCGCCCAGACAGCAAGCTGGACTCAAAGCACCACCGCCGCTGACACAGGGATTGTTATTCCCGCCAACAGCCAGATCGTAGAGATCGCGATTTACATCACCACGGCATGTGATGCCGCTAACATCTCAATGGGAACCTCCAGCACCTCGACAGAGCTGTTTACCGCTCTGGCCGCAGGCACTGCCGCTAACGTGATTCACCACGGTTCTGACGGCACAATTACCGACGCAGACACATGGGTGGATATCGGCACGTCCGACCTGCCCATCTACATTGACTTTTCCGCAGGGACGAGTGGTGTAGGGTATGTCACTGTTGAGTACATTCAGGGCATCAACAACGCCTGATTGTAACTAGGGTAATGGGGGCGAAAGCCCCCTTTTTTGGAGGACAAAATGGCTGATACAGTTACTAGCCAGACTATTGAAGACGGTCCCCGCACCGCAATCTTTGCGTTTACCAACGTCAGCGACGGAANCGGCGAGTCTGCCGTGACCAAGATCGACGTATCCTCTCTATCNAAAGACCCCGCCAGCGACGCCTCTTGCACTAGCGTGCAGATTGAGTGCATTTGGTATTCGACCATTGGCATGGGTGTAGAGATTCTNTTTGACGCATCCACNGATGTNTTGGCGTGGGAGCTTCCTGCTGACTANTCAGACTCACTGGATTTTTCCGAGTTCGTCGGCATTCCCAACAATGCCGGATCGGGCAAGACGGGCGACATTAACTTTACGACGGTAGGGCATAGCAACGGCGATTCATACAGCATCGTCATGAAGGTCAAAAAGAGTTACGGCTGATGAGGCTCTACTACAAGAAGGGCGGCAAGACGAAAACCAAGTCAAAGTCGAAGGTGAACGAAGCTGGAAATTACACTAAGCCCTCTATGCGTAAGCGTCTGTTTAACAAAATCAAAGCCGGTGGCAAAGGCGGCAAGCCCGGACAGTGGTCAGCCCGAAAGGCCCAGATGCTCGCAAAACAGTACAAAGCGGCAGGTGGAGGCTACAAGGACTGATGGCGCTCAAAAAGTCGCAGAAGTCCCTGAAGAAGTGGACCAAGCAGAAATGGCGCACAAAGTCAGGGAAGCCAAGCACCCAAGGATCGAAAGCGACGGGCGAAAGGTATTTGCCTGAAAAGGCGATTAAGTCGCTGTCTTCAGGCGAGTATGCCGCCACTACCCGCAAAAAGCGGGCAGACACGAAGAAGGGCAAGCAACATTCCAGCCAGCCTAAAAAGGTGGCCAAGAAGACAGCGAGGCACCGTAAGTAATGCGACTCTATTACAAGAAGGGCGGTCGCGTTGATAAGGCCGCGATGGCGTGTAACAAGCCAAAGCGAACCCCCGGTCACTCCAAGAAGTCGCACATCGTCAAGGCGTGCGAGGGCGGCAAAGAAAAGATCATTCGTTTTGGTCAGCAGGGTGTAAAGACCAACCAGACAGTTGGTCAGCGCAAGGCGTTCAAGTCGCGCCATGCGAAAAATATTAAGCGCGGCAAGATGTCTGCGGCTTACTGGGCGGACAAGGTCAAGTGGAGTCCGAGCAAGACCAAGTCAAAGTCCAAGAAATGGAAGAAGGGTAGCTAAATGGCGATCAGCAGGGCACAAGCCGGCAAACAGACCAAAAACGCTCCCGGCAAGGTCAAAAAGGTCATGAAGGAGTTTAAGTCAGGAAAGCTGAAGTCTGGCGGCTCTGGCAAGAAGGTGACCAATAAGAAGCAGGCAATTGCTATTGCCCTGTCAGAGGCGGGCTTGAGTAAGCCGAAAAAAGCGTCTGCTGGAGGCCGTATGCCAAAAGCCAAGTGCAGAAACGGTATCGCCATGCGCGGTAAGACCAGAGGGGTGGTTGTTTAAATGGCGACTAGCGGGACAACCAACTTTACTCTTGACCTGTCAGACATAATGGAAGAGGCATTTGAGCGTGCCGGCTCGGAACTCCGTAGCGGGTATGACTACAAGACTGCTCGTCGGAGCATTGATCTGCTCATGCTTGAGTGGCAAAACCGCGGCCTTAACCTCTGGACGGTACGAGACGCCACGGTGGCTCTTGTCGCAGGAACGTCGTCATACGACCTTACATCTGAGAAGTTAGACATAATAGAGGGTCTGTTGCGCACCGACGCGGGCGACACGTCCAAGCAGTCCGACCTGACCATGCAGAGAATATCGGTCAGCCAGTACGCTCATCAGACGAATAAGCTGACTCAAGGTCGGCCACTTCAGTATTACGTTGAGCGTAAGCCGGCTGGGATTACAGTGCATTTCTGGCCCGTGCCAGATGCCACAACCAGCTACACATTCGCCTACTACTACCTAGACCGCATTGAGGACAGCGGCAAGCCGGCATCCAACAACATGGATGTGCCTGCTCG